CTCTTATCGAATGTGAATGTTTCATAATTATAGTTAAGGGCTATCTCAAATAAAGAATCATCACGAGCTTTTAAAGATCTAATTATTCTTATTTTATTATCCTGAGAGCCTGTGAACGATATGAATTGATCTGATTTTTGTTCAATAGCGGAATTACCCTTACCACTGTGAACATCAAGTCTTCCAGTTTCTTTCATTCTATAGGATGCCGACTTTGAGATATGGTGTACAGCTAGAATAAGTATATCTTCTTTGTTGGTAAGATCTTTTAATTTATTTACTACGTATTCTTGACGTGTAAACTCATCTTTTCCAACAAACTTTGCTGGAACCCTATCTATAGTATCGACTACCAGTATTCGAGGCTTATGTTCTGATATCATCTCACTATATTCTGTAATATCTGGAGAAGACGTAAGCAGTTTAATATGAGATGTTTCGCTCAACGCTTGTTCTATTATATCAATATTATTATTTCTAAATGCTGCTATAATATCTTTCTTCGTCATTCCCAGAGATGCCTGCATGAATCTTCTTATCATGGTTACATCGTCTACCTCTAAAGACAAGAATAAGGTATTCATATGTTTTAGCCTTGTTACGATGTACTGCCAAAATGCAGTTTTACCTAACCCAGTATCACCTATAAGAGTTACAAGCTCACCTGTTTTGAATAAGTGATCAGAATTACAATGTGGGAACACTGTATCTAGCTGAAATGACCTATCTGTAAAATCTGCAGTTAGATACTCTAACAACTTATGAGTCATATCTTCTGCGTTCATTACATCTGTTTTTTCATCAAGATTTTTGTACTTAAACAAAACACATTTAGAATCACAATATTGGCTTAGGACTTCGTCCATACATCCATAATTATATCCACCTTTAAATACATCGGAAACAATTTTCTCCGTTTCTTTCTTTGAAAGGGGAGTACTCATTTGATTCATATATGCAGATGCTAAGTTGTCACAAGCCTGTTTTGAGAATCCATATTTTGTCATCCAGATACTAACAAGACGTAAAAGATGCTTATGTCTTCCCTTATTTACGAAACCAGCGTTAAATATGTGCTGTGAACATGTTATATACCTTGAGGTTTCTGATTTTGAACTGTCAAATACCTTGCGAACTTTTTTGATGTTCTTCTTGCTAATATTTACAGGTACTATTACGGCTTCTTTTGGCTTTATTAGCTTTGCATGTTTGTAATTATCCGAACTTCTAATTTTTCGAGACAATTCGGCAATTTCTGCATAACTAAGATTTTGGAGTTCTTTTATACTTATTGGAGTCTTATAAAGACCTGTTTTTTTATTAAGAGAATATCCAGCCCTTATCAGTCTCCTTCCGTCATATATGTTATCTATATATTTTCCAAAATCACGTTGCATTGTTGCACGTACTTGACGAGCAAGATTTTTATCTGATTTGAAATTATATACATCTGCCATATGAACATGAAACCCAGAGCCAGAAAACCACAAATTGTAGTTTTTTGGCTCAACTTTAAGGGTTTCAATGTGACCTAATAAGCGTTTGCACTTATCAATCGTATTTTGACCAGCACTTTCGCCATGCTCTAAATCAACATCCATAACAATTTTATCAATGCCTTGTATGCCATCAAAACCACTGACAGAATCGTTGCGAACAATATGGTCCACTATATCCTCTGAATACAAAAACATACTCCTATAAATCTCTCCGCCAATATTGTAAGCAAGTATTTCGTTAAACTCTTCTAATTTGCATAAATGCATTCGATTACTTATGCTTCCTATGGCATATTCTAAGTACCAGTTATTAGAATCCATTTTGTTTCGGTGCCTTTCGTATTATCAGCTTTAATGGCCTTTAAGTCTATGTCTTTAATCTCATTACTTATTTTGAAAGCTCTCCATGCACGACTATATGTACTTGGATTATGAATCTGGTCCCAAAATATTTTTCCATATTCTGGGAGGATTGTTTCAATCTCATAAGAGTAAACATCTCTACTACCTTCGTCTATTCGTTTTTTTAACCACTTTTTGATAATAAATATCACCGTTGGTTTTTTATTCAGAGAATTCATTTTAAAGATCCAATTCGACGTAACTACTTGGATCCTCTTTTTTTGATTTAAAATCAAAATCAGTTGCTGGGTCATTGGTAGAATAGTCTTTAATCCATCCTCCACTAACTTGTTTTAGGAATTTTTCTTTTAAATGATCCATTCCTTTGTCAACGTGGCAAACTTCTTTAAAGGTATCCCAATAAGCTTTGCCATTATCTTTGGTTCTCGTAGTTGGATAGTCTAGAACAAGTATCTTTTGATTGATAACTTCCTCTAGCCATGATTCTTTTATAGTCCAGTCGTTATTTATATCGTCTGGGTCTTTAATTCCAGCTGCCTCAAAGAACATTTTAATCTTTAGAGCACTGCCCCAATTAACTTTTTCGCGATTAAAATTTCCAAAGAGTTTTAGTTCGTTATCCCAATCTTGACCAGAATTGTATGTTACAATAATTTGGATATCACATGGCCTGTTCATCCAATCTTCTTGTATATCATACTGAACCTCAACCGCCTTAACGGTGGCTTCTTTTACAAAGCCTCCGCCCGACCTTGTTCCATTTGATTTTCCTGATGTGCTATTTAGTCTCATTTTTATTTTCTTCCTTTTTCTTGTTTATTTTTTCTTGTAGTTTATTAATTGCATTTTCTGCTGACTTTTCAGTAGGCTTTTTATTCATAAAATCCTTTACAACTTTGCGATCTTCGCTTGTCACAAAATTGCTTCTTGATAATTTATCAAGTTTTATATTCTGATCTACCGTTATGCCGCCATTTTCTGGTCTGTCTCCACTTAGGAGCGTTTCTGCTCTGTAGTCTAGATCTTTGATATCTTCGCCAAACCAAAGCTCAATACCGAATCCTGTTAGCATACTTACTGCTTTTGCGATTGCTCTTCTTATCGTGTTTTCTACCTGAGCAGCATCTGGATTTATTGCAGCCTTCATTTTGAAGTCTCTTATTGCAAGTACTTCTGGGTGACGGTGCTCGTCGCCATTTTTATCCATAATAGTCACTTCGACATGTACCATTCCAGATTTGTCTGGAAACATCATGAAAGGTAGGGTTAGCCTTAAGTTTTCACTTTGAACGACAAACTCTTTAACCTTATACGTTGCATATGGAAATGTTTTTTTTAGCTTATCCCACGCTACTGCCCACGACAAGTAATCTGCAGAAAAAGAAGAGTTCCCTTTTGTTTCTACAAATTGCTTATAATCTTCGTGTCTTAGATTATCGTATATATTCCCATTAATTTCCATTTTGACTCCTATTCGTTTCTTGTTTTTCAAATAATCTTTTTACATTATTCACTGTTTTTATGAGAATCTCCGCTTCTTCCATTCTTTTAGTTCCTGGATCGTATGGTATTTCATCAAGTACTAGATTTAATGCATATATCAGTAACTCAGTCTCTTCTTTATTGGCGAATACAATACATTTTAATGTTTTAGCGTCTGCCATTACTCAACGTCAAATGCTTCTTTTAAAATGTCGCCTACAGGATTTTTGACCTGTATCTCGACTTCATCCCAATCAATATCGTTATAATAATGATATTTATGTGGATTGTCAATTTCTCTGATTTGACTTAGCGTATCATCCTTGAAATGAAGTTTATTTTTGTATTTAATTATCTTTAGTATTTTTGGCATTATTTTAGTCCTCTCAAACTGTTTCTGAATATTCATTGGCGTATAATATTTCTACAATATCTTCTCTATTGTATTCAACGCCACAATCCCAGCAGATAACTGCGGGATCGTCTTGATCCCCGTGTGCCATATAAATGATTTCTTCCATTATATTTTCACACTTAGGGCAATTAATTTTTGGCTTGTCTAGTGATTGTAACATTTGTAATCCCAAAATTATCCATAGTCTTTAAAAGTCTAGATATTTGTGATGCTGATTGATTCTCAGCGGTTCTTATAATTACACCATCTACGATTATTTCAATAGTATAGATGTCTTTATTCGTTATTCTGGCATATACATAGCCAGAAGCCTCTTTTGTTAGCTTAAGAACTTGATTTAATGCAAATGCCATGTATCCTAAGCCTTTGCCCAAACTCGCTACGGTTGATGCCCTCATGTTATTTCCCATTCTATTTCTTGAAGAGATTTTTTTATACACTTTATCTCAGTATGTAAATCAGATTTAATTGTTACTATTTCTATACGCAGTTTTTCAATTGCATAAAGAGAATCATCTAATTGATCGATATTAAAATCAAGCGTAATGAGACTAGACTCAATTTCAGAGAAAGAACTAAGCATATTGTCATATTTATTAATACTATCTGAATTCTTTTCCGCAATTAGTCTTTTTTCTACTTTTTGTATTATGCTGCCTAAGGATTTCACAGATCTTTCCTTTCTCTAATTTGTAGTTCTATAACTTCTTCGATCTCATTTTCCATGTCAAAGAACTCTTCTGGTTGTATTTTTGATATAAAATCATCATGAACTATATCATGTTTAATTGAATTTCCCTTTTCGTGGTCTTTCCAACAATCGGGACAATAAAAAACATCTTTGTATTGAACCCTTGAATTGCCATTAAAGTCTCTAAAGGCTATTTCTTGTGCCTCTAAGGGTGTTTTTGGGTGACGTATACACTTCATTATGACTCCTATTGTTAAATGCACACATAAGGGATAGAATTACATGAAACCAAAGAAGTCACCTATTTTGTACCAAATAGTCTTTTTTATTCTACTAATTTCATTGTGATTTTCTAATGCAATGATATACACATTATTGTAAGCTTTCATTACCTTTTCTAATTGTCTTTTTGTCTTGTTTTTACTTTCCTGATAAACACTCATTTTGTATCCTTTATCTTGGTATAAACTTAACACTTATGTATTTATTAGTCAACTAACATAAACAAATTATTGACTATTATGTATATTTGACATAATATCATTTAATTCAAGGTGAGAGCTTGTTGATGT